TTGTTGACGGTGATGGGCTTGCATATTACTGTGCAGGTAACGACGATACGGATATAGGTACAGCCCGCTTTAATCTAGCAGCTAAGATACAGGCAGCAGCAAACCTCGTGGGTGCTGAGCGTACTATTGTATTGCTCACCCTCAGCGGTAGCAACAAGGGCCATCGCTATGCCATAGCCCGAGTCAAACCATACCAAGGGCAGCGAGCAAACAGCAAGCGGCCTAAGAACTGGCAAGGCTTACGGGACTACATGGAAGGCAAAGAGTTTCCTTTCGAGGTAGACTCAACCATAGTGGCAGAAGCCGACGACTTGTTCGGTTGGTACAGTAGCACATACAGTGATGTGGTTATCCTTACTCAGGATAAAGACATGCGTATGGTTCCCGGCCTACACTTAGACTGGGTTACTAACCGACAGCATCAAGTAGTTGCTGGTGAGGATAGCTTATTCAATGACAAGCAATACGGCATCAAGTGGTTCTGGTTGCAGATGCTACATGGTGACACGGCTGACAACATACCCGGCTTACCTAAGTATGTCGTTGACGGTAAGGCCAAACCAGTAGGCGAAGTTACAGCAGGTAAGATACTAGCACACAGCGTACAAGAGAAACACTTTAGTGACTCGGTAGCTTACTGCTATCAGTCTTACTACGGTGAGCGCTGGCTAGTAGAAATGCTAGAGCAGGCTTGCTTGTTATGGATGCGCCGTAAGCCAGAAGCATGGGACGATTGCCTAGCAGCAGGTGGCCCAATGCACTGCTTCATTCAAGACGCAGAATTTGAATCGGCCTATGCTGAGATCGAGCAACGAGTAAAGGAAGCTGATGCAATCAACAACGCGGCTCAAGCAGAAAGAGATTAGCGTAGTGCGGGAACGACTAGCAGTAGCACAGAGTAACCGATGTGCCATCTGTCAGTTGCCCCTGACTAAGCCAGTCCTTGACCATGACCATAGCACTGGCGCTGTGCGTGGCACCCTGCATAACGGATGCAATGCCTTACTGGGTAAGGTAGAAAATAACTACAAGCGCTATGGTGTTGTTAACTTAGCAGCCTTCCTTAGCGGAACAGCGGCTTACCTCCAAAAGCATACGACTAACCAAACCGGGTACCTACACAATACCCACAAGACAGAGGATGAGAAGCGTGAACAACGAAACACCAAAGCAAGAGCAACCCGTGCTGCAAGGAAGTCACCCAAGTGAAGCCTTAGCTAGCCACCTAGCAACTGACGACTTCGATCTAGGCCCAGCATACTGCGGCAATGATGGCGTATGCGAGTCATGCCAGTAGGGCATGGCCCCAAGATCATAACACTTGATGTGGAAACGAGCCCCATCGTAGCCTACGTCTGGAGTCTGTTCAAAGTAAACATCGGACTAAACCAGATTGTTAAAGAGTGGTCTATCTTATCGTACTGTGCTAAGACCCTTGGCAAAAAGAAAGTACGCTACGAAGACACTAGCAAGATGACTGACCCACGGGACGACAGTGAGTTACTGGTTAAGTTACACGCTGAGCTTAGTGACTGCGACATTGTTATTGCCCAGAATGGCAAAGCCTTTGACTTGAAGAAGATCAATGCCCGCTTCATCGAAGCAGGCATGCTACCCGTAGCACCGATCAAAGTCATCGACACTATGCTAGTGGCTAGGGATGTGGCTAAGTTTACAAGCAACCGCTTGGCTTGGCTTAGTGAGCACCTGACTGAAACAGTTAAGGATGAGCACAATGAGTTCCCCGGTATGGAACTATGGACCGAGTGCTTGAAGGGTAACAAGAAAGCATGGAAGGTTATGCGTAAGTATAACTGCATCGACGTACCAGCTACTGAGGAACTATACCTTAAGCTGCGTCCGTATATGGTAGGCCACCCTAACGTGGCAGCTTACTATAACGATGATAAGGTACGTTGCCCACGCTGTGCTAGTACCCACATGGAAGAGATGGCTAAGCCAGCCCTTACCCAGACAGGCGAGTATCGTAGATACCAGTGTGGTGGATGCGGTGGATTTGCTCGCAGTCGTTATACGCTTAACAGTAAAGAGAAGCGATTAAGTTTACTATCAAACTAATAGACGCGGCCTAGTGTAAGCTAGGTCGTATCTATAAACATTCGGAGAATGAAAGCATGGAGAAAGACCCGACAGGCAGAGGACAACATGAGCTAGGTGCCAAGGTAGATGCAGGAAAGTTACGACCAGCACTGGTACTAGGAGGATTCGCTAGAGCACTAACCGCAGTGACAGCAGTAGGAACCTTCGGAGCAAACAAGTACACAGACAACGGGTGGATGACAGTACCGAATGGGATTGATAGATACACTGATGCTATGATGAGACACCTACTCAAAGAACAACAAGGTGAACTAACTGATAGTGACTCAGAACTAGCACATGCTGCACATACAGCGTGGAACGCATTAGCCCGACTAGACTTAATGATAAGGGCACAAGAACTGATAAGGGAACAAGAACATGAGTAACCTAGGCAATGCCTATGCACTAGCTACAGCATTGTATGCTAGGGATAAGAGCTTACCAATTGAAGACATTGCTGATAACATCTACCACTGTGTAGAAGTATTAGAGTTTGGTTACGAAGATCGTAAGGCAGACTTGTATGCTCAACTAGCAGAGAACCTTAAGGACGGCATGCCATTTGAGGAAGTAGTTAGTATCATTGAAGCAGCTATGGATAACACAGATCGGAGATTTCCTTGAGCGCGTACATTGTCCATAAAGCTATTGAGCTTTCCAACCTAAGTGCTAAGGCACGTAACGACATTGAGAACATTCAAGAGTGGGTCATTAGTCCTAAGTATGATGGATGCCATGCGATCTTTGTATTCGACAACGGCAAGCATGTTGCTACGTACTCCCGTACAGGAGAGACAGTCCTCAGCATGCCGCACATCGCAAGGTCATTGCTCGACCTCTACCCAATACATGAAGGGCGTATCGCTATACAAGGCGAGGCGTGGATTGTTGGCAAAGAGTTCAGCTACATCAGCGGTGTCTTCCGTAGGCAATCGCCACAGCCTGAGTTAATGTTTGTACCTTTTGACATTGTGCCATTCGACTACAACACAGACAGCGTTGGGCCACCCGTACTACTGGGCCAAGCAGGCAACCGCCTGTACCCTGCGCCATACAAGACACGCATTGCTATGCTGCGGGACAAGCGAGCTAAGGTATCTAGCAACGTGATCTGCCCAATGGCAGAAGAGTATAGCTTTGCTAACCTTACCGAAGCTAAGGTTGCTGCTGATGCCATCGCTAAGCATTACAAGTCAAGTACCCTGTCACACTACGATGGTGCTGTACTGGCACAGGCTAACGGCAAGTATCAAGTAGGCTCAGGCAAGGGTGGTGAGTTCATTAAGTGCAAGCCACTGCTAAGCGAGACTGTTAAGGTCACTGCTGTAGTGTCAGACATTGGCGGTAAGACAGGTAAGAATACCTGTGTTTTGTGCTTCGACTTAGGCGGCGCTATCCAGAAGGTAAGCACAGGCTTGACCCAAGCACAGGCTGACGAGTACACCATGTACCCTGAGCGTATCATAGACCAATACATTGAAGTGGAGGCTATGGGATTAACAACCAACGGGCTTCTACGTGAACCCCGGCTAAAAGGAATACGGACTGACGCATGACACTAAAGACCCAGCAAGAGATTGAACACGAGATGTACTCAGGCGGAATTATCCGTGCTGAGAACTCTATGAACAAGGCCGAAGAACAAGGCCGTGCCCATCAGAACCCCTACGCTAAGGAGATTTTCCGTGAGTATGTCTTACCTCTTGCAAAGGTCATTGATGCAGAAGTCAATTCCCCCAAGCCCGGTCGCAACAAGGCGCACGTTATGCTACTTGCTGGACTCGACCCAGAAGCCGTTGCCTTCCTCACAATCCGCAGGGTACTGTCCAACGTCCTCTCGTCTAAGCCAGACACACACCGCCGCCTTGCCCATGACATTGGCCTAAGCGTCTATCGTGAGTTGATACTCACACAGATTCAAGAGCAGGCACCTGACCTATACGACACACTGTCTAAAGACTTTGCTCGTCGCTTGTCTAAGGATGAGCGCCACCGCTTAGTGGTATTCATGCAGCAGGCTAAGAAGGCTGAGCTATCCATCGTAGAGTGGAACGTAGGCAGCAAGGAGCAAGTGGGTATGTATCTGCTTGGGCTAGTAGAGAACGCTGGTCTAGTAGTGCTGGGTGCAGAGACACGGACAGGATACAAGCGCGATGCTTGCGAGGTTCTGCTGTCACCAGAAGTCATGGAGTTTGTAGACAAGATCAAGGCCCATGTCGCTGTCACTATGCCTATGTTCGGGCCTTGTGTAGCAGAGCCTAGGGACTGGGGCTTCGAGCAACCCGGTGGGTTTCATACTACCCGTATGCGGCGTATGTGTAGTGACCTGATTCATGGTCGCCGTGCTGCCCGTAACCTAGGCAAGGCTACTGATATGCCAGTAGTCTACAGTGCTGTTAACGCTTTGCAAAAGACAGCGTGGCAAGTCAATGCCCGTATGCTTAACACAGTCTACGCTATCTCCAAGAGCTTTAGCACCAAGGAGATTGTATCCTTAACAGATACACCTAAGCCACCGCGCCCAGAGTGGCTGAACCAAGATGCTTCTAAGGAACCCAAGGATACTTGGCCTGTCGAGCGCCTTAAGGAGTTCAAGGACTGGAAGCACGAGATGACTGAGTGGCACACACAGCGTAAGATTCTAGGCACACGTTATGCTAGGTTCTATAACGCTACCCGTACTGCTGAATCCTTCCGTGACGATCCCGCAATTTAC